CCCTCAACATTACGGGCACTATCAACCAATGTGCTTGTGCTCGAACTATATTCAGAAGGTTCCGGCAACGGTGTGCCGGCCACTGTAACCAACGCTGTCATTTATTTTCACGCTCCTTTTAAAAAAAGTGGCGCTCTCGGCGCTCAATATCCATATCCTAATTGATTTCCCATAAGTGTTCTGCCACGCTCTGCTTGATGTTTTTCTACGCTCGCAGTAACCCTTTTACCGTCAAGGTAAATATTAATATTATGTTCACCAGAATTATTACTGTTGTTACCCATAGCAGCCATTACAGCACTGTAAACACCTTGCGATACGGCAGCCACAATCTGATCGTTATTTGCAACAGCCGTTCTGCCGTTAATGCTTCCGACTAACTCAGGACCAGCCTCACGCGCGATGAACATTTGACCCATGTCAGGGAAACCGCCGTTTGCGTACCATTCGACTTTCATTTTAGGTATAGATGATGGTAAGCCGAGCGCCTCCAATGTTGTTGCTATCCAACCAGTTGCCGATGTACTGCTCCATGTGATGTGCGGCATTTTGATTTTAAACGAAGGAAGCTCAAGGTTTTCCCACCATGTTTTCAGCCCGTTCCATGCAGTCTTTAAACCAGTTTTTAAGTTTCCAATTAGGTTTTTTCCTAATTTTGCAAATACTGATTCTTCACCATTGCCTATGCCAAATGTAGACGAAAACCAACTGCTTAACTGACCAAATACACCTGTGTAATCGCTCTGTTTAGTGTTTTTATCAACACCACTTAACAAGCCGCCGGAAACTTTTTTACCCAACTCCGAAAACTCTGTAGAATCGCCATTTTTGATGCCATTTTCTGTTTTAAACCAGTTCCAAGGTAATAACGACCACGTTTTCCAAGATGTTTCTTTTGCTTTTAAATCTGCATCAGAACCAGTAAACAAACCGCCTGAAAGTTTTTCTCCCAGCGTTTTGAACTTTTCAGATATGCCTGTCTTAATGTCGTTTTCCCCTTTAAACCAATTCCACGGCCAAATAGACCATTTTTGCCATGAAGATTTTAAACTCTGCATCTTATTATCGGACCCATTGAATAAACCTTGTGATAAATCCTCGCCAGCATCGAAGAAAACCTTTGACGGACTATTTATATCATTTTCTCCTTTGAACCAGTTAATGATTTTGTTAGACCATTCTTTCCACAAACTTTTTTGTGCTTCTATTTCGGAATCCGCACCTGCATACAAGCCTTTAGAAACATCAATTCCCAACGCTTCCATTGCAGATGTTAATTCAGGCGTGAGTTCTACAACCTTATCGTTTACACCGTCATAAATTCCAGTAGCGACACCAGTAGCTTCGTCATAGACAACTTCATATTGGGATGCCAAACCGCCAGATAAATCTAAACCTATTTGTTTCATATTAGCTACCAATTCAGGAGTTATGGTTGTCACTTCGCCTGTTATAGAATTTTTTATACCAGTTACAATACCAGTAGCTTCATCTGTGACGAGCTTAATGTTGTCAGCCAACCCCTGTCGAACTTCTTCAGGTAATCTTGCCCCGGCATCTTTTGCTGTAGCCAGTGTTTCCAAAAATGAGGGGTCTGTAGATAATTTTTCCCCAATTAAATAGTTTTGAGCTTGAAGGTTGCCAGCAATAGCTCCCAACTGTGCGGCATCAGCCAATCCTTTTGCCACTTCTTCCGGTACAGTTTTTCCAGCTTTGCGAGCTTCTTCAGCTATTTTTTCCATTTCCGTAACGGATGGCTTCATTGCTTCTAACAATTCCTCAATATTTTTTCGCGCTGCTGACGAAATATCCATATCTTGGAAACCGTACATATACGCTTCTTGAAGATTTGAAATAAGAATATCCACATTATCATACATTTCGCTTGTGGGACTGGCGATAGTTCCCCTTGTGAAAAGTTCTTCTGTACTCGTTTGAAAAAACGGTATTGTTTTTTCTATTTCGGCAGAATAAGCGTTTTTGATGCTATCCAAACCAAAAGTGACGGTTCCAGCCTGTAATTCCATTTTTGAATTTAGGAATGCATCTTGAATATCAGCAAGTGTTGTATCAAGTATTTTTTTTGCCTCAGCTTCGCTCATGCCATTCAATACATTTTGGTCGAACTCCATCTGTGCAATTTGTATTTGTTGTATTCTAACTTCATCGAGGTTTTTCATTTTTTCTTTTATTGCTGTATTCGCCTCTGTCAGAAGTTTTTCCATACTCTCGTAAGTTAGTTCTGTTCCACTTGCATCTAACTTTAAGGCAGTCAGTTTCGCTTGATATTCCGCATCAGAAACTTTTTGTAAAACTTCTGTTATTTCTTTTTGAATACGAATTGCTTCTTCCATTTTTTCAGGAATCCATTCGCCTTCTTTAAAACCTTCACTAACTACTTTTTTTAGTTTCAGTCCTAAATCTGCTAAAGTTGTCTGTTGTGTTAAGAAAAATGAGTTTGCGAAGTCAGTAAGTCGTTCCCCTGTCGCTGTACCATCAAGAGTTACTGCAATCGCTAAAGCATACTCAGTTTGTTTTTCTTCTAAATACTTCTTAGCGTTTGACAGTAAACTATCTACCGCTTCTTCGTATTCTTCTTGAGGAACCTCAATTCCGAGTTCAAGCTGCATATTTTTCTTTTGAAGTTCTTTCATTGATTCCGCTAAAGACGCTTCAATATCAGAAACTATTTTTTCCTGATCTACAAATAAATCTAATTTCATTGACACTTCATTGGTAGTCATGCTATCAACCAAACTCTGAATCTCTTTGTCGCTCAACACATAATCCCCGAAATGTTCCTTCTGATCTTCGAGTAATTGTTTTTTGTTCCAACCAAGAGTAAATCCAGTGATTGTAACAGCTAATGCCGCTAAAATGCTTATAGTCCAGCCAAGAGGACCAGTTCCAAACACCAGCAATGAACCAGCTATCCCCATAGCCGAACCGATTGCTGTTTTTAATACATTCTTTAAATTAGGGCCATTTAAACCAATATCGTAAGCACCGTCAGCAGCAATCGACAAACCAGTAATCATAAGAGTTAATCCCAATTTTTTCTTGAAATCGCCAACTGCTTTGGGGTCTTTCAACCAATCCAAAAAATCTATAAGTTTACCAGCAAGCATCCAACTCGCTACGACTAAAGCAATATCCCTCACGATAACTAACATATCTTTAAGTTTCTCTTTTATCTTATCGACATCCTGTTTAGCTTTCGCAAAAACAGAATCATCCCACAACGTATCAAGGTCAAGTCCAAGACTGCCGCCAGTACCTACGCCATTAGGATCGCCTGTTTTGTTACTATCGCTACCTTTATCCGGGTCAATTACATTTAATTCATCAAACCCCATTGTGTAATCTTTGAGTTTTTTCGCTTCTTTTCCTGCATCACCTAAAGCATTGGCTGTATCTTTGGCACTGTCGCTTACTCCACCTAAACCTCCGGCAGATTTACCCCAATCAATTTTTTGTAACTCTACACCGAAGAATCCAGCTATAGCACGAGTAGCATCTGTCAAAACCTGCACAAAAGCTGTTACATACGGGATAACTTTCATCAATATAGGAATAAATAATGAACCAAAGTTTTGCGCTAATGTTTTTGTCTGCATCGCTAAGTTACGCATAACACCTTCTGCTGTGTTCATTTCTGCCGCGTATGTACCAACGATGCCCTGATTCATAGCAGCATTTACCATTGTCGCGTAACGAACTTCTGATTTTTGCGCCTCAGATAAATTTGCCATTTTAACATGAGCCATTCCAAGAGAATCTAAATACTCTTGCATGGAGGCTTCTGTCAAAGCAATACCAGCATTACGGATAGGCTCAATTTCACCCGTAATAGCAGAACGGACAGCCTCAGACGCATCTTCAAGTGACTTATATCTGTCGTTGTATGCCGCCCAAATATCGTATGATAATTCTGCCAAACCGACAGAAATTGTTGTGACTTGTTCTTGTGCCATACCAAAACCACTAAGCAGAGAGCCGTACATTGAGCTGTACTGCATGAACTGTTGTTGGTTAATTCCTAATTTTTCAGTTATTTTATCAGAATAAGCAAGAACTTCTTCTGCATCTTCACCAAAAGCTCTACCAAAACGGAACTGAATACCATCCCACTGCATAGCATCGTCAAGAACATTTCCGATTCCATCTGCTACAAAATGTATAGCTTGCGCATATTCTTGCAAGTTTTGGATCGTAGCCATTAAGTTTACACTTTTTGTATTAAGCGACTTATCATGCTTTTTATTCGCCTCAGTAGCTTTTCTCGTTGCCTGTTCCATTCTATTTGTCGCTGTAACAGTCTTACTTACCTGACTTGGTAACTTCGCAAAACCGTTACCGACTTTATCTATCTGCGTAGCCAACGGTGCTAATTTAGCTGATAATTTTTCTATTTTATCGCCAAATTCATCAATCAACTGCGGATTTAATGAACTCGTGATTTCCGGGATTTTTTTAAGAGCGTTTAAACTACTTGTCAAGCCTTTAGGATTTGCTATACCAGATAATCCAGCCATGCCACTTTCTAAGGCTTGCATTTGAGAAGAAAAACCGCTAAAATCTACTGATTTCAATTCACCAGCCAACTGCGGTAATTTTCTTAAAGTGTTTACTGCTTTTGAAAACCCGGAAACATTTCCGGTAAACTGACCGAGTTTTGAGAGTGTTTTACTAAAACGCTCTAAACTCTGTATGCCGCTGTTTACACTTCTTAAACCATCGAGCGAAGTTTTAAGGCGGCTCAACTGGTTTATAACCTTATTAAGATTAGCTGCACTTTTTAAATCTCCAAGAGCTATCGCTAAATCCTCAATTTTATCAGCTGCGTTCCCCGCTGAACTTCTTATTTGAATGTCAAGAGAATCTATTGTGGTTCCCACTGTTTGCCACCTCCCTTAATTTCGATATACCACCCCGTCCTCTCCGATTATTCCACCATATGTAGCTGTGATAGAATAAATCTCAGAATTATAAATAGCCGGGGTAGAGGTGTAGGTTTTTGCAAAAAAACCTAATTCCATTAATTTTTCATCAACTGCTTTATATATTTCGCGTGCTTCTGCTCGTTTTCCGTTTTCTTTGTTACTGAATACCTGAACGCGATATACAACATCTGCAAATTTATTTGTTTTAGCACTATCCAACTCTGTAGGGATATTGTTTATTTCATCTATCGTTACTGTAGGAAACTTAGCGGGCGTTGCTACATATTCACCCTTTACTTGAATCCCTTTATATAAAGAACGAAGGTGTTTCGCTACAGCGTTGAATATTTCATTTGAGTAATCAATCACTTGCTAAACACCTCCTTTGCTATAATTGTCACTTGTTCTGTTATTGTTTGTACGGCTGTGTACATTGCCATTGCCGGTGGATTACCGTATGCATGCTCGCCTCCGGGGATATACCAGCCTTTAGGATTATCCCAATTACCTTTCCCATCTGGATATGTACCGGGACCTACACCAAATTCTCCGGCTTGCGGATGCCCGTAGCCATGTTTAGCACCGGCACCAAATTCAATAAACGCCACGCTTTCGCCCTCTGCATAAATCGTCGCCATACTCCCGTCATCTTCAACGCGGACTGTAACATCGTTCGTGCCGTTGTAAATTGCTGTGCTAAACCTTATAGATGCTACGCTTGCACCTAACATAGCCAAACGTTGTCTTAATTCCTTTTCTTTTGCCAATACCCACGCTTTATACTTGCGAACTTCTTTTATCGCACTGTCAATACTTTTCGCGCTTAAATCAACGGTAATTTTCTTACCCATGTTGCGACACCTCCCGTAGTGCCACTAAAAAACCATTTTTACTGTCAGCTACCTTCGCTACAATATAATTGTGTTCGCCCATAGGATCGACATCAAACCATACTTTGTCGCCCTCGGTAAGCGGACAATTTACCATAGT